GTCATGATATTATTAAATATAGTGCAAAAGATGATGAATTAGTGTATGATAGAGTAGTAGTTGCAATAGATCCAGCAACAACCAGCAATGCAAAAAGTGATGCTTGCGGTTTGATCGTTGCCGGAAAGGTCCGAAATAAAGATGAATATGTAGTAATTGAAGACTTAACAAGGGTAGCAAGTCCTAGCGAGTGGGCGAATCTAGCCATATCAGCCTATGATAGGCATGGAGCTGATAGGATCGTTGCAGAGACAAACCAAGGTGGGGACATGGTCAAAACGATCATTAAAAACATTCGCAAAAATGTTGCCTATCAAGGGGTACACGCTTCGAGGGGTAAAATTTTAAGGGCTGAGCCGGTGAGCGCACTCTATGAAGAAGGGCGGGTTTTACATCTTAAAAAGTTTGTGGATTTAGAATATGAGATGGTGACATATACAGGTGCAAAGGGTGAGACGTCTCCTAATAGGCTTGATGCCATGGTTTATGCTATAGTTTCATTATCTGGAAGGGGTGGCGGTCTTGCGGGTATGGCTAAAGTTTCATCAGTCAATTTAAGATAAGGGGTTAAAAATGGATTTACTAAAGATCAAAAAGGTTTATGATACCAATCAAGGCGAACGACAAAAATATATGGCCGACTATTATAAAAGGCATAATTGTCCTGTTTATGATAGGCAGGCTGTCTCTGTTGCTAAGGCTCAAAGTCATACAAATGTTCATGTTGATTATTTTGGCAACATTATCGATTTAAAGGTTGGTTATGTGGGGCAATCAATCACGCCAAGCATAGACCAAAACCTTGATTTAAAATTGATTGAAAGAGCTGAAAACGCTTTAGAAGCTTTCAATAAAATCAATTCAATGGATATTGTAAATAGTTCTTCAATTTCAAAAACGTCTGTTTCTGGAGTGTCGCACCGATTATGCTACACGCAAGATGGTGTTTTTATGGTTAAAAATCTTGATGGCTGGTCTGTGATCTATGAAGGCGATCCAAAGAACCCAGAAAAAGCCTTATACTATTATGAGCAAACTGATTTATTGGGAGAGGTAACAAGACACTGTGATGTATATGATGCCTTAAATGTCACCTATTATGAAATGAAGGCCGGCGGAAGTGACTATGTAAAAGTAGATGATCAGCCCCACAATTTTACAGAAGTTCCAATAATCCCAATTTTTAACAATGATTTACACTTGAGCGATTGTGAACAAAGCGTTGAATTGATGGATTTATACGACGAAGTAATAAGCGATACAAGCGCCGAGGTCAAAGCTATGCGCCTTGCATATCTTAAAATTTGGGGCTCTTTATATACTGGTCTTGACAGTGAAGGCAATGCAATTGATTTGAATCGTTGGCTTTCTCAAACTTCCAACATGAGTTTTGGCGATTTAGAAGATGGAAAAAAAGTCGGTGATGCTGAATTTTTAGAGAAAAATATCAATGATACGGTGATACAAAACACGCTAAAAGATTTGAGGACTCATATTTTTGAAACCTCCGGAAGTCTTGACTTGAAAGATCTTGCCAGTACTGAAAGAGTTTTTTCAATCAAGGCTCAAATGTTGCGACTCGAAAACACGGCTTCAGTTATTGAGAGATATATGAGATCAGCGCTCTATAAGCAAAGCCGGCTTTGGGCGTACTGGATGCGAGAATATGAAGGCATTCAAATTGATGAAAATGATATTTCTTACACCTTTAAAAGAACTTTCCCAAGAGATTTAGAGGCTGAGGGGCGAACTCTTGCGCTATTGGCGAACGCTATAGAATTGGAAGACGCCTTGAAAGTGTTAGGATGGGACAACTATAAAGAGATAGCGCAAAACGCCGAGGAAGATAAACTTTTAGAAAAGGCTCAAACCGTTGGACTTTAGCACCGCAAATAAAACTTTTATTCAGAGGCTACTCGATAAGGTTATGAGGCTTTTACCGGCGTTTATGACAAGGCAAAAAGCTCCGACCGTTTATGTAGAAAAAGAGCTTGGTGGTCTGGTCGCAATTTTTGATGATCTTTTCAGGGATGGGAGAAAGGCCACACCGGACGTTATCAAGAAAAAGCTTCTAAGCCTCTCGGATAATTACAATTTACCGTATAAATATCACAAAGGAATCCTTGACGCTATCAACGGGGATTCGATATTCACAGGATATTTTGAGAAAAACTATCAAGGTTTATTCACAAAAAGAGAGATAAACGAGCTTAAAAAAACTATCCTCCGTGGAAAATATTCTGGACTATCTGAAAAAGAGGTAGCAACCAATATCAGAAACACTATAAACGTAACTAAAAAACGGGCGCAATTACTAGCAAGGACAGAGCTCTCGCGACTCAGGGCAAGCGCTCAAGAGGCTTATTATCAAGAATCAGGGATAAAAGCAACTTATGAAAAGGTGCATCATACTACCGGTGATAATATCCGGCCTGATCATCAAGCCTATGATAAACAAGTAGCCGACAAAGATGGTTTATTTCATGGGCCTCTAGGCTCTTTTAAGTTTGCGCCAATACCTAACCAATATAATTGCAAGTGTGTCACAGTATTAAGAAAGCGCAAGAAACTATTAAAATAAAGAAAACCTTGAAAAATACTATACATACGTTTATACTAAAAATAAATTTAGGGCAAAAAATAGGCAATGACTATTTAAAACGCACTATAGGAGAGAATAATGGAAGACGATCAAACAGCTGATAATGTAATGGTAGATGAGCCCCAAGCGGTTAATCTAATAGATGCGAGAAAAAACCCCGACTTTGAGAAACAATATCAAAGCGCTGTTGATAGTGCAACAACTAAGGCACTGGCAACATACAAGGAAAAGGGTTTTAGGGCCGCCGTTGACGAAGAAGTTAAGGCAAGAGCCTTGAAAGCATCGACAAAAACGCCGGAGCAGATCAGATTTGATGAGTATGAAAGTGAAATCTCCGCAATGAAGGCGAAATTTGACGAAAAAGAGCGCTCAGAAATGAAGCACGCTAATAAGGATGTAGGGAGAAAGATGTTTAAAGAAGCGGGTTTGCCTGATGGGTTGCTTGATTTTTTAACTTCTGAAAACTCCGAAACATCAAAAGCAAATTTCGAGAAAGCTGTGAATTTTTTAGATGGGTTTAGAAATGAAATTAAAAAGGGGTTACTTTCGGGTAACAATACGAAAGTAATAGAGAAAACAACCACCGCGACAAGCGGGTTAAAAGAGCCAAAAGAGGGCGCTTCTAGAGAAGAATGGAAGGCTTATTTTGCGGCTAAAAAATAGGGGTAAAGAATGGCTATTACGAATTTTCTTGCAGAGAAATGGAGTGCACTAGTTGAGTTGGTAGCACAAGAAGCGTCAATCGCTGGACGTGTTACGGGTTCGCAGTATCAAGTAGATGCAACGGGAACCAAGGCGATTAATACAAGCCGAATCACCGCCGGAACTATTGGCGATTATGACGGTACAGATATTACTATTGAAGATTTGAGCGATGAGGGCGGGACTATTGATTTAGACCAAAAACCCTATTTTGCTTTTTATGTCGACGATGTAAACGTCGCACAATCTCAAGCAACAATCAAAGATCCAGCGATTGTGACTTATACACAACAATTGGCTTTGAAGGCTGATGCGGCTGTATTTGCTCAGTATGATGACGCTGGGATTCCAGCGGGAAACAAACTTGGAGCGGTTGCTTCTTCTATTTCAATTACTAGTGCGAACGTTGATACTTATATCTATGAGATGAAAGATATTCTTGCGGCTCAAAACGCTGGTAAAAACCGATGGTTGATCGTTCCACCTTGGTTTATGTCTAAGCTTTCCTTGGCTGGTCTTGGTGTACAATTGGGTGAAACGCTCAAGGATGGCATTTGGAGAGAAGGTGAAGTTGTAAGATTTGCGGGTTTCAACATTGTTGAATCTAATTCTCTTGCCGCTGTTGGTACTGGTTCTGATGAGTACCAAATCTTGGCTTATACTGATCGAGCGCTTCCACTGGTTGCACAAGTTCAGAAGGTAACAAGCGGAGACAGCGAAAAACGCTTCGCCGAGTATGTCAAAGGTCTTTATGTTTTTGGAACGGACGTTATGTTTCCAAAAGAAGTAGTTGTTCTTTCTGCTACTAAAGGCGCTGAATCGTAGGCTTTCTTTTTCCTCACTGGTGCCGGTCTCCTCTGGTGCTGGTGAGGTTTATTATTTAAATAAGGTGGGCTTATATGGCAAATTCAAGAATTATTAACGACTTTAATCAAGATATTTCAGCCGGTCACAAAGAAGGCAAAAGCCAATTTAATAAATTCGGCGAATCTGAAGTTGATACAAGCTTGACAACAATATGGAGCGGGACAACTTTGCAGGCTGGTTTATATACATATCCGGACAATGCAAGTCTCGGTGTTGCTATTAATATGGAAGCGGTTTCTACTAGCTCACTAGACGCGGGAAAATCTTTACATATAACAGGCTTAGACGTCCATAGAAAGCTTCAAACTGAAGTTGTTGTTTTAGATGGGACTACGCCAGTTGTGACATTGTACAAATATTTGAGAGTTTTCAGGCTTACAAATATTAGCAACTCAGAAGAGACCATTGTTCTAAATAACTTTATTGGGGTAATAACAATCAGGGATGTCGGGGATGGTTTTATTTATGGCCACATTGAAGATGCGGGACTTGAAATAAACCAGAGTCAAATGATGATTTATTCAGTACCTGCAGGGCATGAATTACTTTTAAATAATTTAATTGTATCATCGGCTGGTAACCCGAATTTTAAGCTATTCTGGAGCGTTAAAGACCCTATGAAATATGGTCTAGCAAGTCCTTTTGCTGTGAAGAGTAATTTCAATATGTCGGGCGGTGACTCGTTAGTTGTAAACATAGATTATCCCTATAGGCTTCCAGAAGGAGCGGATTTTGAGTTTAGAGGCATTGCAACCGGTAACAAGTCCGGAGATGTAGCCGTGAATGTTGTGGGGGTTCTTAATAGGCTTAAATCTGTACCTGTTAAAATAACCGGTTTTATTCCAACCGCTGGAGACAAGCAAGTCACTTTGATATGGGATGAATTTACACCATCGGAAAACCAAGATCAAAACTTATTTGATTTTACATACTATAAGACAGCAACTCCAAACAAAAAAGAAGTTGTTTCGTTAGAAAAAGACGTAACAGGTTATGTTGTTGATGGGCTAGAAAACGGGGAAGAGTACACTTTTGAAATTCGTTTTGTTGGCTTTGATGGTTTAATGTCAACAGCAACAACAACAACAGAAACACCAAGCGCGTAAAGGGGGCGAAAATGGCAATAGTAACAATCGACTTTGTAAAGTCTTATTTAGGAATATCAGACAGCACTCAAGATGTTAAAATAACGGCGTTAATTCCATTAGTCGAAGAGACCTATTTAAACATAAGAAATGTTCCTTTTGCTCTTGATGGTGAAACAACCGTTTACCCTACAGGCTCAGACGTAACGA